AATCGCCGTTACCGTAACGCTCATCGCATTTCTGGTGATGAGCCTGGTGGCGGCGCGGTTGATTCCGGTGTCGCTGATGCCTGAAATTGATATTCCGGAAATTATGAAGATATTAATAATCGAACAAATAATGGTGATAATTTCTCGAAATTAGATAAAAATAAATCGGGTTTACTATAATATATTGAACAACAAAACACTCCTCATTAATGAGTCTTATATCTACCCACTGAAGTAGGGAGGTTTACGGCTCGTTTTTTGCTAAAATATTACCTATTAATAAATTAACATTTAAAAGCTTCTAACCATAATGCTGTAGTTATTAGGTTATTATCTAATATATATTTAGCTACATCATAACTCATATATAATCTATTATCCTTATCCATATAATAAAGTGTAGCAGTATAATTTAAATCATCTAAATTAAGATATAAAAAATAATTTGATTGATTACCTAACCAGCAACATTTCCATTCAGGATCTAATTCATACTGAGCATTAGCTATAATGTCATATATTTTTTGTTGTGCATTTAATTTATGATATATTTTATGTGCTTTAGTTTTTTCATAAAAAGATAATTTTATAGATTTATCACTTCTATCTAATGTCAAACCACATACATCACTTTTAAATTTTATTTTATGCTTTGGTAGTTCAAAACAAAGTTCTTCCCAGTCTGTTGATATTTCTAGCATTATAGCTAAATATTGTAATTCCAAATTACAACATGAAACACCATCTATTGTATCTGAATTCCAACATATATTTAGCTTTTTGGGTTTCATTTTAAATACATTACCTGCTCCACACATATCAACAGATACCCAACTATAATCAGGATATCTTTTAGATATCTCTTCTAAAATTTCTGCTTTTCTTTTTTCACTACAATTCATTTTTTATTCTCCATATTTGTTTTAGTTATAAATATAGTTACTATAAATACTTGTAAAATTGATATAAGTATTAGTATAAGTAATGGTGAGAGTATCCAAAACCAAGTCCAAATTATAATATGAGATAATTTTAATCCTATGAATAAAATACCTAAAATCATTAAAAAATATTTTGTCATCTTATTTCTCCTAAACTAACTCTACTTCATTAAGTAATGCATTTTGCCAATCAGTAAAATATCCCTCGAAATCATCTAGTATATGTTTATAAGTCTGTGGATCTTTACTATTTATCTTGTGGAAATCTGAAAAGCTACGCATATTTTCTTTACTTGTAATGCCGTAATCTTTCATAGTTTTAAGGAGTTTTTGTACTGGTGGCATTTCTTCTTCTTTAACTTCGACAGTATTATCTTTATTTTCATCAATCAGTTCAGCATAAGCATTTTGAGTATCAGTATTATTAATTTTTTGAGGTTGATTATTTATATTAAATGGTTCTATCTCATCATCTGTATATACACCGAGAATTGCACTAGGGTAATATTTTCTAGCCCAGTTTTTAATTTGTAAATATCCTATTTGTTGTCTAGGATTTGTTTTCCAAAGAGGAGAATTTTTAATAGTTACATCGCTAATTTTAAGCCATTCGCCATAAATTATTTCATCCCCATTATCTTTAGTTTTAGCCCCAACTCTACACTCAAGACTATTACCATCACCTTTGTATTCATAATAAAAAGTTCCTTTAATAATTTTAGATGTTTGCAATACTGAATGCACTAATTGAGCTTCATAACCCAATATACCACTTATTAAATGAGTTTTTTGAGCTACTGCAAAGGGATTTAAACCCCATTGAGATGCCTGTATTATAACTGCCATACAGTCAGCAGAATTACCTTGTAAATGCTTAGGAACAGTAGCTTTTCCTTGAGACATAAACTCAGCTAATTTAAAAATAGTAGCCATTTTATCTCCATCTAAAACTAGACTGGCTGTACTAACATCATTATTATTATGCAACATTACTTCTTGATTCTTCATAATCTATATCTCCATTTATATTTTTGTTAAATTCTTTAATACAATAGGCAATATCTGACTTTGCTCTTTCTATAGTTTCTTTAATAGCAGTAATTATTTCTTCATGTCTGTATATTCTTATTTTGTATATATCTTTGTTAAAATTAGGGTTATATATCACATAGTCGCACCATTGTTTATCGCATACCCACATTTGCATTTGCATTTGATAAAGGTAGAGTTTGCTAATTGCATTTTCACCATTAACAACTATGTTTAGATAATTCTTATCTCTAGGACACTTAAACTCAGCTAATCCATTATCATCAGAAAAACAATCAGGGCTAACTCCAACAAAGCTATCTAGCTCAACGAAACCTACATCTTTAGTATTTATATTGTATTTATCTGAATATTTCTTAATTGCATCATTTTCAAGACTAGTGCCTCTTTCTATATCAACACTGTTAATTTTTAAAGGTATGTAATTTCCTGTGAGAATTTCAGAAGCTTTAGTTCTAATAATGTCATCCCTAGTTTTACTATAACCTCTTAAAAGGAATATATTTGAAGCTGTTATTTTCCCCATTCTTAACTTGTACCACTCATCAGATTTCTGTATAACATCATGTATTTTCATAATTACTCAACCTTTACAAAATACTTTTCATTATTAATCGTATACACCTCAAATTAAGTTACTAATTTTCTAGTTTTTAGTCTTTGTATTATTTTTCTAATTATTTTCATATTTTTTCTCCAAAATAATATATTGATGTTTTTTACCTATATTTATTATTCTTAAATCTTTCATAACCTTACTCATGCTTTCGGCATAAGCTACTGGATATGTAGATATTAAATGTTTGTTATTATCGACTGCATAAGCTATAAACATGGCTATCTCCTAAGCCACTTTTGGTAGTTGTTTATCATTATTTTTGTATTTGACATTGAATACTTCTATATATGCACGATCATCATTAGATTTAATTGAGTATTCAATTTCTAAGCACATACCTAAAATATTAATTTCTGTGTAATAGTCGCGATTAACATCGCCATAATCTGGATCACATGAGTAATACCAGTCATGCCATTCTTCGTATATTTCTGCTACCGTGTCAGCAAAGTTAAAATCACAGTCATTATTTACTGCCTCAATAAACATTTTTTCTATATCCATATCTTTCTCCTTGTTATTAACTACATTAATGTATTGCTCGAATATCAAGCAATCTACTAATATAATTAGCACCTTTATCTTTCACTTACTTAGCAACAAACTCTATTTATGCTGCTGTGTTCAGTTATCATTCGGTTTTAAGTTTTTAAATATCTTTTTAAGTTTTTTCTCATCATTCGAGGCTATATTTGAAGTATAATATTTCAAAAATTAAATGTCAAACTTTTTATACATTTTTTCTACAAATATTAATCTGCAATAAATCTTGCTATATACAGAACTATTGATATAATTTAATTAAGTTTTAAAAAAATAAAGTGAATTATGGAAGAAAAAAAAATTAGAAGTGTTGAAGAAGATATCAAGAATGCATTACAAGTTTTCAATAATGTGGCAGATATAGGGTATTTTCTAAATCTGCATAGAACAACTATTTATTGGCATATCAAACATAATAAAATGCCATTTACTATGAGAGCAAAGCTCATAAAAGAAACAAATAGAAGACTTAAGATGTTAACTGATTAGGAATATGTATTAAAAGGAGTAAGAATGAGCATAATAAAAAATAGCTTAAGAGATAAATATACACAATTACCTAATTCAATTATTGAAGACCCAAGATTAAGTGATAAATCATTAAGAGTTTTAATTTATTTATTTAGCAAAAATTCTGATTGGAAAGTATATAACAAAGACATTCAGAATAAACTTAATATTAAACAGGTCCATACTTTATCTAAATGTTGGAAAGAACTTATTGATTTAGGTTATCTTGTTAGAGAAAGACAAAAAAGTAAAGGTGGTAAGATATCAGGTGGTTACATATACCATATTGTGGAAGAACCACAATGTGGAAACAACCATAATGTGGAAGAACCACAATGTGGAAACAACCATAATGTGGAAGAACCCACATATGGAGAAAACCACATACTTAATAATACTAGAACTAATAGTAATACTGAATATAATAATAAAACTAATAGTAATATAAAAAAAATAAATAAAAAAAATTATTCTCTTAATTACACATTCAATGATTTTTGGGATTTAGTGCCAAAGTATCACAAAAAAGATTCTAGAAAATGTAAAGAGATATTTGATCGTGTTAGCACAGATAAAAGATTCCCTCAAACTTATGATGATATTAGAAGAGCATTAATACCATACATCACTAAAGTACATTTTAAATATCCATACATCAAAAATATGACTACATGGCTCAATAGCGGTTCTTATGCTGATGAGTGGAGTAATGAAACTTTAGCTTATGAGATATCTAAGCAAGAGAATACGCCAAGAATAAGGAGAGGGATAGAGGAATATGTAAAAGAATTTGTTAATAATTTGGAACATGACATAGGGTATGAAAATGAAAAAATTATCTGAAATTAATCATAATCAAGTTGCTAAAAGTAATAATTATGATGATAAGTGTAAATTTGCTGATGAGTTATTACCTATTTTAGAGAAACTGCAAGAAAATCTACCTTTTTTTAGACAAAAGTCTACAACAATAGCTCTAATGATGACAGCTAGAGAGTGGGCAATACCATTGATAAAAAGTGGGTATACTATATTAGATTGTGATTCAGCTTATGCATTGATTATTTTACTTGGACTTAAAGATTTACAATTAGCAGATTTGATTAGGGTTATAGCTATTCAAAGAAGATATCGAAAAGAAGATATTAACCAAGCTAGAAAAATTATTTTAGAAGATTTTTCTAAAAATACTATAGCTGATCTAGCTGAGTTAGTTAAACCAATAGCTTATAGAAATGCTATTGAGAGAGAAAACAGAATAAGAGTAGAACATGAGAATAGTCTTAAAATTGAAATATCTCCAGAGTCTAAAGCAAGGATAAAAAAGGAGAATAAGCAAAAGACTAAATACACTCTAGAAATGCTTAGAGAAATGTTTTGCACATCACAAAATAACACAATTAATTTTTAATGTCATAGGAGATGGTTATGATACTAGAAAAGAAAAGTATAACTCTAAAAATATTAAGAGAGCAACCAATAACTCGTTGTGATGGTAATGGTCATTTCTTGAATGCAGTTAAAAAAGAACTAGGTCTTTTTGGAAATATAGACTTTAACTCATTTGATGTTGAAAGTTGGACAAGATGCAGAAGAAAAGTGCTAGAAGATCACACAGATCTTGATATGAGAACTCGAAAAACTAGAAAATCTCAGATTCAAGTTATGCATGAAATATTACTGTAATTTTATAAATAAGGTAGTGAAGATGATACAAATAGATATTAATGCTTATCCACCTAGTACAAATCAGATATACAAAAGAAATTCAAAAGGAGGATTAAGACTTTCAGAAAAACATGAGATGTTTAGAAATATGGTTTTTATAGCTTCAAGATTTAAAGAAAAAATAACTAAATATCCAGTTGAGGTCGAAATATTAGTTTCAGCTCCTGATAACAGAAAAAGAGATTTAGATAATCTAGCAAAAGTTGTGTTAGATAGCTTAGTTAATGCAAAAGTCTTAGAAGATGATTCAAATAAGCATATAAATAGCTTTAGAATAGCCAACATTGGATTTTTATGTGATGGGGTAGGTAAGACTACTATAAAAATAAAATCGATCGATAGTGAGGATTAAAATGGATTTATATAAAAATGATATTTGTTATAGATATACATATAAACATTACATCAGTGATAATGATGAAAAATTATATAGCATTAACCATTTAGAAATTAATTTAAAAATTAGTAAATTTAAAATAAAGAAAATAATTAAAGAATACAATATAGAAGCAATCAAATTAGTTAATGGTTATGCATCAATATTTGTATATAGCAAAGAAGATTTAAAAAAAATTTATAGACATATGGTAAATAAAAACTTTCAAATTAATGGTTATAAAAATATAAGAAATAAACATAAAATAGATATTATTGATAAATATATGTCTACATCATTTTTTAATTTTGCAAGCAAAAAATTTGAGGTATAAAAATGATTACTGAGGAAATAGTAGATGATAGATTTTGCCAAGAATATTGTGAAATGACAGAGATAAAGGTTGAGAATATTATCTGTCAAAATGCAACTGATATAAAAGATTATATAAAAAATAAGGATTAAAAGATGATACAAGAATCAACACAAAAAAAATTAGATAAAATATTACTTAAAAATGGATATTTATTGCTTAAAGAGATAGTGAATAATATAGAACATTGTAGATGCTATGACTTTAAAATTAAAATAAAATATAGATATTTCACTGATGATAATATTTTTTATAATTTTGATTACTATGTCTATGTTGATGATATTGAGGTGTGTATTATAGATGATGATGCAGTTGGTAAAATAAATAATTTTTTGAATAACTATAAATTAATTCATTAATATAAAATCATTATAAAAAAATATTGAAAATAACATAAAGTATGATATTATTTTTATTGACAACATATATAAATTGTCAATAAAATAAAGTGACTTTAAGAATGTCTTTAAACTTCTTGCTAAACTAAGTGTATAAAAGATTCGGACATTTTATAACATTAAAAGTTTGGGAGTGTGGGTTAATCATTTCGCCCGTCCGAAACACTCCCATTATAGGTAAATGAAATCATGAAAACATCAAAATCAATACAAAAATATATAATATCTATTCTAGCAATAATAGAAATATCATTATCGTCATTATTAATTTTTAACGTATTTAGTTATTATATTGAAAATTTAATATTGTTTACTTTATTATTCAACACTTTATCTATTTTCTTTGCAGCATTTATATTTATTGATAATAATTTTAGCAATAAACATGTAGTAATATTAAAATATATCATACTTATGGTTTATTTTATTGCTGAAATTATATTGGTATTAACTGTATATTCAATATATTTTACATTTAAAGGAGAAATAATAGCATTAATTTTATTAGCTATAAATAGTTTATATTTATTATTTGCAATTAATTTATTACCTAATACTAATAAATAAAATATATAAATATCTTTGGAGTTTTGATATGAATATCATATTATTAATAATAATAGTTAACATATCTGGAATTATCTATCCAAAGAATGAAATATTATTTATATTACCTTGTATATTTACTATTTCTTCATATTTATATTATATTATATTTATAATTATATATAATTTATTTGATATATTAAAAATAAATAATTAAAATTAAATCATCGTATTAATCTTTTTATTATTTATGTTGCGTTTCATTTTATTAAATATACTCACTTTAACTTTGTTTTCTTGTGGAACTGTAGGAAAGTTACTTCCTAGTTTTGCGTATCAAAAAGATAATCAGAATTTAAATAGTTCAGATACAATGAGCCAATCTATAGGACAAGCTAATGTTAATCTTACTGCTGGAGATAATAAAGGTAAAACTTATAGCAAATCTAATATTGTATCTAAAGATTTTAATTCAGAACCATTAATAAATCAAAGTACAAATTCTACTAATTTTGGTGGAACTCATAGTGACAATAGTAAAAAAACCATACAAACAACAACTAATAAAGATAATAGAGAAAATAAATATGAAGCTAAAGCTCAAACAATATTTAATAATATACCTATATCAAGTCAAATTTTTTTAGTTATACAGAGCTGGGTTGGGATTTTTTTAGGTGCATTATTTTTATTTATAGGTTGGAAAGCACATAATTTTAAAGTAAATTATATGATTAAGAGGAAATATAAAATAAAAAATATATGATAAAGTTTTGGCATATATTTATTTGGTTTATAACATCATGTATAATATGGGTTATTTACTCTTATTGCAATATTTATAAATTAGGATATTGCAATTTCATTATTAATCTTATTCTTTCTCCTATAGGTATTTCATTATGCTTATATGCTATTTCAAACAAAAATAATTTTTATAAATGTAAACAATATGTATATATGTTCTTCATGTTTTATGGAGGATATTTTTTAATATACGATATATATTTAATAATAAATGAAATTATGTCATATAAAGATTTTGGTTTAATATCTGATGTCTCAATAATATATTTTGCTAGATGCCTTAAATTTAGATATAAAAAAACAAAATGAATAATAAAATATATAACATCAAAAATAAAAAAATATTATTTATTGATTTAGGCTTATTGATGCTTATATTTTTAAAAATAATAAAAATAATTACGGTAGTTAGATCAATGAAAAATAATAACTTGAGATTTTTTTTAGTAGTGATGTGTTCATCACTTAGTTCAATGTGGTTCTTATATTTTATACAAGAAATATACAAATATAATATTTGGTATGCATTAGAGTCAATAATAACAGTATTATTAATGGGTGGTATTGGAATTTTTGCAGCATATAAAAATAATATAAATAAATATTATAAAATTAATTTAATTTATGCGTTGATATTATTAATAATTGGTGTAATTGATATGTCTATGGATATTCAAGGTTTAGGACAATCTGCATTTAGTGATAAAATATTACTTATGTCAATATTATGCGAGATTTTATATGTTATTTCTGGTGCTTATTTATTACTTTTCAATATATAGTATATGAAAAAATTATTATTATTATGTACTGATTTTACTTTATAATATTATTAATATATTATTTTAAATATATAACTTAATTATAATGAATATGGCTGGTGGAAGACCAACAAAATATACAAAAGAATTAAATAAGATAGCATTAGATTTTCTATCTCAAGGTAAAAGCATGGTGCAGCTTGCTAAAAAATTGGGAGTTCATAGAGAAACTTTAGATAATTGGGCAGCTAATCATAAAGAGTTTTTCGACACATTAAAAAAAGGTAAGCTAAATAGCCAAGCATGCTGGGAAGATAGACTTGAATTAATGATGTATGATAAAGATGTTAATACGCCTCTTGTAAAACTATATTTTTCTAATAGATTTGGTTGGAGTGATAAGCAAGAAAATAAAGTAGATCACCAAAGTAGTGATGGTTCAATGAGTCCTTCTAATGTTTCATCAAATGATATTATCGAAGCTTTAAAGAATAAATATGCAAATAAGTGATATTGTTGATTGCAGAACAGACTTATTAACTTTTTCAAAGACTATATTCAAGAGTAGAAAGGGCATTAATTGGATAGAGAACTGGCATCATATAATTATATGTGAATACTTAGAAAGAGTAGTCATAGGAGATATTAAAAGGCTTATAATCAATATTCCACCTAGATATTCAAAGACAGAATTAGCTGTTATTAATTTCATTGCTTGGTGCATGGGTAATTTTAAAGATAGCGAATTCATCCACGCAAGTTATTCTAAAAGATTAGCAACTAATAATACATGGAATGCTAGAGCAATAACAGAAGTAGAAGAGTATAAAGAAATATTTGGCGATATTGGATTAAGAAAAGATTCTAATGCTAAAGATGAATGGCGTACTAACGATGGTGGTTGTGTATACGCTACTGGTGCTGATGGTACAATCACTGGATATGGTGCTGGCGGGATGACTAGCAATTTCAAAGGGGCAATTATTATTGATGATCCACATAAGCCTGGTGAAGCTAATAGTGATACAATGCGTAATAATGTTATTGATTGGTTTTCGACCACTATAGAGAGTAGAAAAAATGATAAAGATACGCCAATTATAATAATAATGCAAAGATTACATGAAGATGATTTATCAGGTTTTTTACTTAATGGTGGAAATGGTGAAAAATGGGATCATTTAAACATTCCAGCTTTAGATAATAACGATAAACCATTATGGGAATACAAACATAGTTACGAAGATTTAATGAGAATTAAGAAGTCAAACTCTTATGTATTTTCAGGTCAATATATGCAACAACCATCTCCTATTGGAGGAGGAATATTTAAAACATCATGGTTTAAATATTTTAAAGTAGATCCAGAATTTCAATATAGAATAATAACAGCAGATACAGCTATGAAAACAAAAGAACAAAATGATTATAGCGTATTTCAATGTTGGGGATATGACAAAAATAACAAAGCTTATTTATTAGATCAAATAAGAGGCAAATGGGAAGCACCTGATCTTAAAAAAACTGCTATAAATTTTTGGAATAAACATATTAATTTAACAAATGGTAAATTAAGAGTGATGAAAATAGAAGATAAATCTAGCGGTACTGGATTAATGCAAGAGTTGAAGTCATCTTCTGGTATTCCAATAAAACCAATACAAAGAAATATTGATAAGATTGTTAGAGCATATGATACATCACCTTATATTGAGAGTGGCTATGTCTATTTAAAAGAAGAATCTTTATATTTATCTGATTTACAAAGCGAATTAGAATTATTCCCAAATGGTAAACATGATGATCAAGTTGATGCTTTAATGGATGGCATAGCAGAATTAATACCAATGCAGAGAAAAGTTAGGGCGATGGTGATATGAATAATAATGATTTATATATAAATTTGATTAATTTATTAAGAAATGAAAATATAAAAAGTAATATTTATAGGGATGGTAATATTTTTAGAGTAGTTAGATATAAGACAGATAATAAGAAAATTAATTATTCTGCTAAGACCTTAAAAGAACTTAGTGAAATTATATTTAATGATTTTAATATTATTTAATAAAGGAGCAAGATTATTATGAACATTCGTCAACTACAAGGAAGTGCTAGATAGAAGACTAGTAAAGGTAAAGTTATAGTTGTAGGTAACGGTAAAAAGTTAGAAAATGGATATACACAACCTATAGATGTAAAAGTTAGTAAAGTAATAAATTGCTATTTGTTAAATACTCTGATAGTTTTATGATGATAGAAGAGGACATCATATGTATTGTATTTTAATATATTGTAAATATGTGTTTTATGAAATATAATTAAAAATTAAAATCATGTTTTTATTTTAATGCTAGCATCTGATATTATAAATCATCTTACAACTTATTTACCAAGATATACTTCTTTATTTAATGATGAATTAACCGTTTCTTCTTTTGTTGTATCAGGTGATACCATAACTATTCAATTTGATTCATCACATAATTTACAAACAGGTAATAAGATATCTATTCATAATGCATATGTTGATTTGAATATAGATTCTTTTACTAAGAATAATAATATAATTACTGTTACTACCCTCCAAGATCATGATTTAACAGAAAATTATCAAGAAAATATAACTATTGAAAATTCTAATATAACTGAATTAAATAATACATTTGATTTACTTAGTGTTCCTAATAGAAAAACATTCACATTTGCTAGTACTGCCGATGTAAGTGGAGATATCGGATCACCTTTATTATTACAAATGTATGAAGATAACCCTATTAATGATATCCATACTGTAACAGTAATAGATACTACAACTATAACTATTACAATAGAGAATAATCCATATGAAAACATTAATATTAATAATATTAAAGTATCTACATCTATTAGAATATCTGGAGCAGCTACTTTAGATAGATTAATAGAAGCATTTGAGGG